TCCTGAAACATTAGATTCTCTTATGTTTACTTTGCCAATTGATTTACGTGTTTGTAACTTAGGTTCGGCTTTTACCTCTGGTTTAACTTCAACTTTAGGTTCAGCTTTTACCTCTGGTTTAACTTCTGGTTTAATTTCAACTTTAGGTTCAACTTTTACTTCTGGTTTAACTTCTGGTTTAACTTCAACTTTAGGTTCAACTTTTATCTCTGGTTTAACTTCTGATTTGGGTTCCTCTTTAAATGCCCAATGACCTTTGCGAGCGCCTTCCTGTATGGTATTAACTACAGCGGCTTGTATTGCTAGATTTGTAGCCTTGTTGATACTTTCGTTAAGACTTACGCCAGTTTCTGCCTCTATTGATTTTTCGCCTTCAGATACAAATTTTAAAACACCAAACTTGTCCATATAACTTAAGACAGTTTTAGTTACTGTTGTTGTAGTTAACACTTCTCCAGTGGACACTGATACCGCTCTAAGAGTTACTGTAACGGTGTCGCTTTGGTATTGTGTCTGAGCACCAATGCCTAAAAGTCTAACGCCACTGCCACCAGTTTGAGTGTTTGAATCATATCCAACAATTCCGCCTTCTATGATAACACCAGCAAACATCATCGGAGGTAAGGGTTTAGCATCTTTGCCTTGATACATTTCACGCATCTGACGAATCATCTGGCGTTCTTTGATAAGATTTTCCAGGCCGCCTCTCTCTAATACTATGAACCAGCGTTGATCGCCCACATCTTGTAGAGCTTTAATTAGATATGCATCTGCACCTTGTGTTACCGCTGAGCTTAAACTTGCGATATTTGGTACACTTTTACGCTGACCAGTTTGATCTCTAAAACTGTAGACTGCTACAGGTATTGGCCCGCCAGCTGGGGGTCTTAATTTATTTTCATCTTTTTTCAAATACAGGCTTTGCTCTACAACAGGAGCTTCAAATTGTTCGCCTGTGATTTTTTCTTTTATTGCAGATCCGGTAGCACAACCGGTTAGTGCTGTTATTACTGCTAAGGATAATAAAGTTCTTTTCATTTATCGCTCCTTAGAAAAAGAAAGTGTTAGCAGGAATTATCATAGTTGTGTTACCTTGTGGGCCAGTAACATTAATATGAATCATATCACCACGTGGACCTGCTTCAATCCACCATTTAATAGTGCTTCCGTCCTCACCGCCTACGTTGTTAATAATACCGCATGGGCTAGATGAAGAACTAGTTGTACATCCGGCTCCTTCGCCAAAAAGACTGTCGGTCATCTGTTTAGCCAACTGTGAAAAAATACGACTTTCAACGTTGGCTAAAAAACGTGCTGTAGGAGTATTTGCCGCATCAGCTTTTGCTTTTGCTTCTAAGGCTTCTCTAGCGGCTTTGTTTTTTTCTTTTGCTTGATCTTCTAATTGTTTTAGTGTTAGTACGTGACTACTATATCCCTGGCCGTTAAAGGCAGGACTATTAAACTGATGTGTCATCTCTGCGGTTAACGCCAGAGAAGGCCAGCATAATGCTAAAATTAATATTTTTTTCATCACAATTCGCTCCCGATGATCGGTATTACTATTTAAAGCGAATTTGTGATAGATTAAGTGGCGCTTTAATTAAAGTTTAATCAGCGAATTGCGAAACCCATTTTACCAACTGGTCTACGTGTAGCATAGAAGTTACTGCTAGCATCTAGTCTAATTGTACCAGTAAAGACTGGGGGATAGATAACTTCAAATTTTGAAAAGTATGCACCTTGTGTGCCGTCGGCTGCGGCCTTTTGAGTTAAGGTGGTTTTAATCTGAAGCATGTTTGATCGTTCTAGAACTGCCTTAAAGAACGCATCAGTTCTATATTCTTTATTAACCTTACTAGCGACTCCAGTTGCTACAGCGGCTAATAAATGCCAGCCAATGCGATAATCACTTCGTGTATTATCGTCAGTGCCTTTAAACGAAAGGATAGGTTTCAAATCACCAAGATCTTTTTCTGCGACATACTGAACATCGCTATCAATGATTTCTAATATTCTAGCGGCTTGTTCGCTATCAATTACTCCAACTCTAACACCTAATTCTAAAGTACTAGCAATGGCTCCATTACGTCTCCATTGTTTACTGTTGGACACATAACTCATATCTGGGTTTTTGATCACGTTGACTATTTCTAACATTTTGTCAAATCCTGGATTTTTCTTAGGATCAAATAATCCCTCGTAACGCTCTGGGTATTTAGAAATATCATCGACAACACCAGACACTGATGCCTTTGCACCACCACCCTTATCCTTAGAACTAACTCGGATTAGATTATTATCGTCAACGATTAGATAGCTATCGTATAATTTTTCTGCTGGGTCATCCGGAAATTCAACTCCGCGAATTTCTTCAAAATTAACATTCATGCCAGCTTCAGCTTGGCTCCAGGCTCCGCTTAAGAATTTCTTTCTTGCTAATGCTATAGGTGCGGCAGTTTCTCCTAGATCGATTTCATAGCTTTTTGCATATTCGCCAGCACCTGGTACTGGATTTGTGCTGCCATTAGCTACTTCTTGTAAAAGTGCAACTACTTGAGTTTTTATTGCATCTGATAAGTCACTTCGGCCTTGCAAGGTTGACTCTGCTTGTGCGGGAATATCATCAACTGAGATCTCTACGTTTGTAGGCAAAATGCCAACTGGTTTTAAATTAGTTAAAGCACGTTGCTGTACACCGGAAATCTTATCCTCTTCTCCAACTTTACCGCTTAACTGTACAAATCCAGTTAAATCACTAAATTGTTTGGTTTGTAAGAAAATAGGATATGCGCCAGGTTTCTTAGAACCTTTTAGAGCTATCCATGCAGTGCGCTGATTAGTCTGTTCATCGACAAATAGCAATACTAAGGCCGCTCCCGCTTTTTCTGGAGTTGATAATCCGCCTACTGCGGGCAGTGTTAGAGCATTGGTTTGGGGTACATTGTTTGCTTGAAGATAATCTAAAATTTCAGGAACTAATTCCTGATAGTTATCTTTCTTATCAGTATCTTGCGGGAAGACCTGTGCTCCGAAAATACTAATAACTTTTCCGTCTGCATTTTTAAAAGCCACACGTTTGCCACGTCCTGCTTCCTCAGCTCTACGGGCCATTCCGCCCTCTGATTCGATTAATATAAACTCTTTTGCTCGCATAGTTTAATATTTAGCGAATCTCTGGGAACAGGCATTCCTGGATAAAAACACGCACATCCTCTTCGTCTAGGCCTAAACTTGCCATGACCTTAGGAGTATGTGGATTCTGCTTTTGATTTTGAGCGTAAAAATTCTGCTCAAAAGTAGTGTCTACTACAGTATTATTAGTTTCGCCTACAGTTTCCGTATAATGGTTTACTAGGATATGCGCTAGGCTAGTAATCTGAGCTAGCTCGTCTTCGTTACTAACATTACCTGCGGCCACCATGTGAGGACTAAAAATCCGCTGGGCCCAATCTGGTAATGCACGGGGTTTATGCCACTCGTACCTGCTGACTTCTTCAGCAAAGTAGTCAATCATAGGATGCTGTTTGTCTGCGGTTGGGCTGTAGTCGATGAAACAGCCTGTGATTTTATTCTTACCAGCAATCACATCAAATCCAAAAATTGGTGCTGAGTTTTGGATGTGAGGAAAAATACAACAATGCATCATCCAAAGCCCCTTAGATTCTCTAGCATCTACTACATCAACGTGGGCTCTACGATACGCATCGCTAGTCCAAACTCGATTAACCCAGCCTGGCTGATTGAATCGCTCCATTCCGGGCTCAAATGTTTCTACACCAGTTTCGTTAAATCGGTTTTCTAATAGCTGTTGGATACTGATAAGTGTATCCCAGACTTTACTCTCCGGCATAAAGGTCCTTCATCATGTCAATCGCAAATTTAAATGCGACTCTAGCTTCATCGCCTAGATCGTCAGTGAGCTCTTCTCTGATAGAAACTTTCATAGCATCTGCATTTTCAAAATCATAAAACTTGCCACTGCTGATGTGTGCTACCTGACGTTTAATAATTTGACCTCCGTTGAGGTCTCCCATGTGACGACAATACATATGAGCTTTGATCAAATGTTTTCTACTAGGATCGTTGGCAATCTCGTGTAGGTATTTTTGATAAGCAAGTGTCGCTGGTGTTAGATAACAGTAGGTCCCGTCATCTAATTCCCAGAAGTCTGCCGCAATGGCTTTTAATCTTGGAAGGTCAGGCATCTTATCAAAGAATCCCTGACGTTTTCCATACCACTCAATTGGATCATATATCGCTAATAGATTATAAAGGTAATTCTTATAATCTTGTTTCTCAATTTTACCGCTTAGTAGCAGTTTAGCGAATTTTGTTGTTTCTGCTTCGTGATGCAGATCTTTGGTAATTTCTCTTAGGCTCATTCTTCTTCCACTTTGATTTGCAGTGGGAATCCATTGTTCCTAGCTAATGCTGTAGCTTCGACAGCTTTAACTTCTGCAATCTCAAAGCTGTAAACACCCGCGATACCACTGCCTTCAGTATGTATCCTCATTGTGATGTCTTTGGCTGTTTCTTGGCTGTGTTTAAAAATTTCAGTCAAGATGCTGATTACGAAATCCATCGGAGTATGATCATCATTTAATAGAACAACTTTCCATCTCTTAGGCTCTTCAATTTTCTGTTTAATCTTTTCGTCAAGTTTAACGTCTAACTCTGCCATTTTTCATTCTCCAAATTGTTTTATAAAGGGGAAGTTTCCTTCCCCTTATTATATTACTTAACTTCTACGATGTCAATTAATCGAGGCTTCTTGTCTTCCGGAATTTCTCTTTCGATAGAAATCGTTAAGATTCCGTCTTGAATTTCAGCACCCTTGACAATCATATGTTCAGCTAAGGTAAACTGACGAACAAAGTCACGACTACTTAGGCCTTTATGTAGATATTGGCGTGAAGTAGATTCGTTTGGTGTTGCACTTTCTCCCTTGATAGTTAGTTGATCTCGATCAACTTCAACAGTGATTTCATCCTTTTTAAAGCCAGCTACTGCGACTTCAATAGAATAATGATCATCGTCTGTTTTAACTACATTATATGGGGGATAGTTTGTGCTGAGTTGATTAGCGAATCTGCTGTCGAATGTATCAAACAAGCGGTCGAAACCAACTAGTGCTCTGTTTAGAGCTTGTGTGTCAAATCGTGTTAATGCGTTCATAGTTTTCTCCTTTATTAAGCAAGAACGTTTTGGGCAACTCGCCCATTTTGTAAGACCCGTTTGGCATCCTACAAAATTATTTATATTTGATTAATCAAATATATGTTATTTTACGAAAATATCGTTAAATTGCCTATTTGTACGAATAAATGTTGTACACTTAGATAATTGCTTTAAACTTGGTGCTCCTACATAGGTACACGTACTTCTTAGGCCGCCTAATATATCTAATATAGTTGTGTTTACTGGGCCTTTGTAAGGTACCCTAACAGTCCTTCCTTCTGAACTTCGATAATTTGCTACACCGCCGTGATGTTTTTCCATAGCTGTGTCACTGCTCATTCCGTAAAATTCAACGAATTGCTTTGGTACTACAAGATTAGAATGTGTTTCTTCGGATGCAATGATCACTGAGGTTTCATGCATCTCTATGATTACATTACCATTGCCTTCATCGTGTCCTGCTAGCATACCGCCTAGCATCACGAAGTCAGCACCCGCACCGAAAGCCTTACTAACATCGCCAGGACAAGTGCATCCACCATCAGCCACAATATGACCACCAAGGCCGTGAGCGGCGTCGGCACACTCAATGATAGCACTAAGCTGTGGGTACCCAACACCAGTTTGAATCCGAGTAGTACAAACACTACCAGGACCAATACCAACTTTAACAATATCTGCACCACGTAAAATTAACTCCTGTGTCATATCCGCGGTAACCACATTACCGGCGATAATAGTTTTATCTGGCCATGCATCTCTCACATCCGCTACATAGTCGCCAAATCGTTCGCTGTATCCGTTGGCTACATCTATGCAAATGAATTGTATTTCCGAATACGAATTAATGATCCTACTTAATCGTAGAAAATCTTTTTCTCCTGTGCCTGTACTTACTGCAAAATGATTACCGCCTATTTTTCCCACAGTATCAAATAAATCGTCTTCTTCATAGGATTTTACAAGACAAGTAAACATACGATGCTCGTACAGAGCTTCAGCCATAGTCGTAGTTCCTACTCCGTCCATGTTGGATGCCATTATGGGAACACCTGTCCATTCAAATCCACTGTGTTTGAATTTGTAGGTACGATTAAGATCTACTTCTCTACGACTCGAAAGTGTGCTACGCTTGGGACGGATTAAAACGTCCTTAAAATCTAATTTAATTTCGTCTTCGATTCTCATCTTTGATTTGCCAAAGGTCTAAAAAGGTCGCCGTCTAGGCTACTAGCAGTTCTAAGTTTTTTGAAAACATTTTGTACACCCACTGCTTGATTCCACGCATCTTCTAATGCATGATGTTTCAATACCGGTGGACGGTTTGGATTAATTCCTAGATCAAAAAGTGTACGGGTGTCGCGTACTGTCCAAAAACTCCATGGAACTGCTTTTTGAATTTTGTTAAAAATATGTTCGCAAATCACAATGTCAAATGCCGCACCGTGTGACCATACACGCTTTGCTCCCCAGCAGAATTTGTAGAGCTGATTCATGGCATCTACGATATCAATTCTTCCGTCGGGGCTAAATGCTTCTTCCTGGGCTTCTTTGCTTTGATTTGCCCACCAGTTGATAGTGTCTTCGCTTGTGACTAAACCAATCCTATCACAACTGTCAAGGTCGACTCTAACATAAAATCGATCCATCTGCGATTCTTTAAGTTCGTCGCCAAACGGATCAAACTTTACCGCACCAATTGTTAATATCGAAGCATTGGGCGAAGTAGCCAATGTTTCTAAGTCAATCATTATGTCTGTGTTCATTAAACTCTTTCTGTATAATAGAGCTTAAATTATAACAAATTAATAAATTTATGTCAATAGAGTTTTGGTGGTAATTGCTGTTTTTCGAGCTTCTTCTGATATCTAGCTTTGCCCGCGGCCTTTTTACGCTTTCTTTCAGTAGTGGGTTTTTCGTAATACTCTTTCTTTTGGAGAGTCTTCAGGGTTCCAGCTTCCTCTACTTTATTTTTAAAGCGACGAATAGCTCGATTAATATCTTCACCCTCTTTTACAAAAACAGTAGTTCCTTTTGGTTTATTGTTCGTCATGTTCTTCATCGTCATCTTCTTCGTCTTGTTTGGTTAAGACTTCTGTAATCCAGTCTAAATTATATATCCTGTTTCGGCTAATTAAACCCCAAGGTGTGATCTCATCATTGGTTAGATAATAAGAGTTTGGTTGTGCCAATAAAAAGCTCAAAAATAGCTTAGTTATTGGGTCACAGTTATCAATGTCGATGATGATGAAATCAGCTTGCTGACTTACACTCAACATCCATTCTATGTCTGCTTCGTCGGTGTCATAGATATAGACATTAATGTCGTCTTCAGTTTGGCTTAATAGCTGTTGAAACTGAAATTTAACCTTAGTTGATGGTTTGACTAAAAGATATCCCGGATTTAAATTAAACAGTTTATCCGGTGGTGTGATTAGATTAATTTTTCCTAGGCTCATTTTTCATCTTTATGATGTTGGATTTTGCTCCAAAGAGATTTAACACTTTGCTCGCTATTTTGTATATAGCCTGTTACTCTTTGGTCTTCTTGATTTGTTGATCCTCTTCCTTGATCATGAACGTGGACTTTTTTTTTGGCGTTGTAAAATTATCTGCGCCTACTTCAAAAGTTTTTGGATCCATTATGTCAGACAACAAAGTATTTTTGCCTGTGGATGGTGTTTCTTCAAGAAGCTTTTCTTCGATAGCTTCTACTTGTTCCCAAGGCAATTGATTAATTAATCCCTGAGAATACAGCCATTCTTGATGCTTAAGAGTATCATGTGGATTCTCAGACTTCCATTTCATCTTTGCGGCTTTAGTTGATGGATTGTCGTCTTCGACTAGCTCTTGAGCATCTGTGTCCAGAACGGTGTCAGGTCCACTAGACCCAAGGTCATCTCTTTGACTATCACTACCTGCATTATCATGAATATCATCGGTAACGGCATCTTTTAATTCCTCTGTATTATTTACTTGAGGAATCTCGTTACTGTCGTCCTTGGGTGTAATTTCTTCATAGGTTGGAAACAGGTCATCCTTAAGTTCTTCCTCTGTGGGTTTTTCTCCTACATCTGCAACCCATGCATCTGGTTTGACGCTATCCTCTTCCTCTTGCGATTTTCGAAACCAAGAGAAACTGTATTGGCTGGCTAGTAATAGAATAACAGCCAACGGATCAAAAACGATCACAATCATAATAATGACCCAACGGACAGCGGCTTCTAAAAGATTTTGATCTGGATTATCGCCGTAAAGGAGAGCGGCAATATATTTGATTGGTCCTACTTCTGCTTCGACTTTACGGACTTCGGCGGCGATTGGGGCTCGTTCTTCGTTAAGTCTACTAATGTTGCTCTGTGCAGTAGTAATATCTTTTTGGAGTCTAGCTCGCTCGGCCTGTTGTTGGCGTCTAAGCTGTGCGGATCTTGTAGCACCTTGCTCTGTGGTACTTCTGGCCATAGTTTGATCCACAGCTTCATCCATTTGTTTAAGAGCACGTCTAGCCGCATCGATGTTCTCCCGTTCTGTTTTAATCTTTTCGTCGTAGATTGCAATTTTACTTTGAGCATCACCACTTACAAGAGTTTGATCCATATGGGCTTTGGACAAGTATCCAAAAATACCCATACTGGTAATAAACATCAATAAGACGATAGCAGTGAGCAGATATCCTTTGATTGCTCTAGGAGCAATAAACCAATTTTGTTTTAACCAAACAGTTGCGACTAGCTTACTAATTTCTAGAACTGCACCCATTATTACGATAGGTACGACTGCGGCGGCAAAGATACTTACAAGACCTGCTACTGAATAGTAGATCGCCACAGCACTTAATGACAGCCCGCAAAACAGAGTAAGCCAAGCAATAAATTTATCAGCCAATGTTATTTTCATAAGTTGTATTTATTCGATAAAATCCCAGGTTTTTGTAGAGTTATTATAACAGGCTTTGTCGTTATAGGAAAACATTTTTTTATCAGAAATGACATAACTGTAGACTGCTCTACAGGTATTTCCACTAGCCATCCATGTTAATTTTATTTGAGCTTTGCCGTGGCTATGAGTCCTATCATTGAACCATTCAGCGGCCTCGCCAGTTTCGAGGCTATTGAGAGCAAAATATACAGCCTTGCTGTGATATCTCGAATCGTCCTCAGACAAACGATTTGAATAGTGTTTTGATAAGTTGTATACAAATCCAGCCATACCTTCATAGTGGTGCCAGTTTTTGTAGGCTGACTGTTGCCAGTCCTGGGCATAACTATTGGTGCATAGTAGGATGAGGCATAACTTCCCAAGTGCCATCAAACTTCTTACAAGCCACTGAGTATTCAATAACTTCTCGTCCACGTAGATTCATCCTTGTTTTATTTTCAAAACAATCTTTGGCTAGACCTGCTTTTTTAACCACTACTTGCTCAAGAGGGTCGTCGTTGCATTTTACCACAGTTCGACTTGAGATCACCTCGTTGTCTTTTTTCACGATCTCTTGAGCGGTGTAGCAGTACTGCCTAGCCGTTACCTTTGGCGAAGATGACGCACACCCTGATAGGATCGCCACTGCGGCTATCAGTGTAATGACTTTCATCACTGAGCCTTTTGTTGTTTAGCTTCTGAGATGAGCTGATCAAAGACTGCCTTAGGCATTTTGAGCTTAACAAAAGTATAGTGACGACCTTGCATAGTAAAGTGCCCAACTTCGCGATTTAGATGTTCGCGAATGGTTGTATCTTTTACCACATAGGAAATCTTTGTATATGTAGATTTCTTGTCGTTATTGAATTCAATTTTAGTTTCTGAATTAACTTCACTGTTGATACGCTTTGCGAAGTTATTCATAGCGATAGCATACATCTGCTCTTCGGCGGCTTGGGCATGAATGCTTTCTCCAGCGCCACAAGCGTATGCGTAGTCCTTGGCCCACCAGAACCATCCTTCAGTTCCTGCCTGAGCACAGTCTTTGTACCATGTCGGTTGTGCATAAGACTTGCGTTCATCAATCTTTTCCATCGATGAACATGCGGCCAATGTTGCAATTACGGGGATTAAGATAAGTTTTTTCATTTTGCCATTTCCTGTGAGTGTGTTTTAACTTGATCAACTCCACGATCGAGCATCTTGGCTACGCCAGAAAACCCTACCGTAGATACTACTACGCCTAAAATAAAGCCTATCAACATTTTAATCATGTGTGCCTCTGTGTGTTGGTTAATAAAAAGCCTCTACAGTCTATAGTTTACTGTAGAGGCTGTCAAAAGTCAATATCTTTTGGTTACTTAAAAAATATCAAAGCCATCATCACCGCTTGGATAACAAAACCAAACCCAATGGTAACAATGTTAAGCATATCTTTTTGGATGGCGGCTTTGACAAACATTAGAGCAAGACCTGCCCAAACTAACAGTACCAGATCTACACTTGGAAGTCTATCTGTTAAACCTGCCATCACTGCTAGTAGACTAGGAACTGTAGCCGCATGTAGCACGATTGCCGCTAGCCAACCAAATGTTTCTGCAGAAATTACAGATACTTTGTTTTGGATAAAGTCTTTGAATTGATTAACATTAGTGATCATAGTCTTCTTTCTTTCTCTTTGTAAAAAACGTGTTGTCCAATTTTACCAATCTTTTCGTGTGGCCATCTTGGATTGACATAGGTAGCGTGATAATATAGAGCATCTTTGAGAACAGATAATCTAAATTCTTCTAAAAGAACTTTTTTAGCTACTTCATAACTTTCGCTATAGGCTTCCTTGCCAATTGGTCTATTTCTATGAACAGAGTCGCAGGCCCATGAGAACTGGCATACAACCTTTTCCATAATTACATTTTTTTGATAGACTACACCGCAGACACCTTTGCCAAAACGGCCATCAGTAACTCTATTCATTGTTACCTGTGCCACAGCCACTTTACCTTCAAATGGCTCGTAGCCTGCTTCTCTGTAGATGTTGAGTGCTAGGCAATCTAACTGCTGTTCTCTAGTTTTAATGCTTACGACATCTGAACTAAAGAATCCGTTGCGTTCTTTAAGGTTAGCAAATTTGGCGCTGGTAACATTTTGTACTAACGCAAGGACTACTATAAATCCTACTAGGTAAGAAAATAATCTAAAAGATCTTTCCATAATTTCTCCTTTCATTTGGTGTGCAAATTTCTGCACATTACATTAAGGGAGTAAACTTCACGAGGCTCTGAAAGAACCCTACTTTCGTGTAGTTGTCTCCATCGGACGCATGATCTCATAACTCATGTGCCTTTGGCGACCCTTGGCATCCCGAAAATACGGGTTTCTCATTGGCCAAGACCCGCCGGATCTTTTCAGCTTTTGGCATACTTCAATCCAACTATCTTAGTTTCTTTGCGAAACGTACTATTATATAGTCTCTTTATCATATTGTAGCATAGAAAAGACTAATTATCGGCGCATTTTGGCAATATCTTGTGCTTCTTCGTCCGAAAAAATTGGCACTGCGTTGCTCTTGTGCATTGTACCAATACCTTTGATCTTATCCCCTGTGTAGACCTTTTCGGGCGCTTTCAAACAAGGCGCCATGTTGGTTGGATCTAGGCTGGGAATTTTTGGACCTGTGTCTCGAACATACGGCTTGTTAACCACTGGAGCCATTGTGGGAGATTCTAGGCCGCGCTTTCTCTTTCGCTGTTCGTTTTCGATACCCCATTTCTTCTGTAGGGCCTTCCAAGATTCGTCCAATTCTCTAGCCTTTCTTGCTTGTTCAGCGTTACGAAATTTTTGTTTGCCTTTTTTCTTGCCTGTGGTTGAGAGCCACGGGCCTTCTAAATGCATACTCATTCATAGTCTCCAAAATAACTAAACAATTAATATTGTACTAGAAATTTTGGAAAAAGTCTAGAATTTTGATACAACAAAATTGAGCATTTCTTCGAAATCTAAATTTTGGTATTCTTTACCTAATTGGTACTCTTGATCTATGGTTTCTTCCCAACCTTGTATGCCAACTAGCTCAAAAATTTCTTTTTTGGTTACCGACTCTTCTCTCATGTTACTAACCCAAAGAACTGTCATGAAGCTTAGGATGAAAACGTGTTCGTCGTCCCAGATGCCGTTGTTCTCACACCATTCGACTGTACGTTTCAAATAGTAATCGATGTCTTCCAATCGATTTTCTAATTGTATTATCCATTCTTTTGTATGTTCTCGAGTCCACCGTTTGATCATACTCTAAAACTTTCTCCGCACCCACATCGATCCTTTTCATTTGGATTCATAAACTCAAAGCCTTCGTTAAGGCCTTTCTTTTGCCAATCCATGATAAGACCGTTGACATAAGGGATAGATCTTCCATCTACCCAAACTTTCACGCTGTGACTTTCATAGACAAATTGATCTCTAGTGATGGGAGCGATATCAACGAATTCTAATACATAGGCCAATCCACTGCATCCTGTAGTTTTGACCCCTATCCGTATGCCTATACCCCGTCCACGCTTTTCTAATTGTTCTTTGACTTTTTCAGCGGCTATTTCAGTTAGAGTTATCATGCTTCTTTCGATAATCTTCTACTGCGGCTTTGATAGCATCCTCAGCTAGAATACTACAATGTATTTTAACTGGAGGTAGTGCAAGTTCCTCAGCTATCTGTGTGTTCTTAATAGTTATAGCTTCGTCAAGACTTTTGCCCTTGACCCACTCTGTAACAAGGCTTGAACTTGCAATGGCTGATCCACAGCCATAAGTTTTAAAACGTGCATCAGTGATAATGCCGTCTTCGACCTTGATCTGTAGTTTCATAACATCACCGCAGGCAGGCGCTCCAACCATACCGGTACCAACTGAGGTATCTTCCTTAGAGAAAGAACCCACGTTGCGTGGGTTCTCGTAGTGGTCTATAACTTTATCAGAATACGCCATAATTATTTTTTAGCGATCATTGCTTGAATTTTTTCTTGAACGATCTTAGCCCAAAATGGCTGAGGAAAATTCCAACCAACAAAGGCACCAACTGCTACCCAAAATAATGTATCTAACATAATACTCTCCTTTTAGAGTGTATTAATATTTAGTGCATTATTTTGCTTCTTTTCGTGCGTTTTTAACTGCGGTAACGTCGTTGCGAATTTCTTTGCAGAGCTTGGATAATTCTTGTAGGTGTTTACGTACACGAGTGCCTGCCGCACCTACTTCTTTATCGTAAAACTTTTCAAAGTCGCCTTCCATACCTTCTACGATTGCTGTAAATTCTTGAAATCTATTTTGAGCCATTATGTCTCTCCTTTTGTTAAAATTTTTCCAATCTCTGGAAACCATACATAATCTAACGTTGAATACTTTAGTGTAGTAATCGCATCATCTGGCGTTTCTACTAAAGGCTTTCCCGAAAGATTAAAACTAGTATTAAGCAATACAGGAACACCTGTCTTTGCTTTAAATTCTTTCAATACATTGTATATAACACCGTCCGCAGGTGAGACCGTCTGAATCCGGCAAGTTTCGTCAACATGCGTTACACCGGATATTTTTGATTTTACATGATCTTTTACTTTGAAGCTCATGGTCATAAACGGACAATGTTTGATATGCGCCATTTCAAAGTATTCTTGGGCATCTTCTTCTAGGACCATGGCTGCAAATGGACGGTACCACTCTCTATGCTTAATTTGGTTAACAATCTGTTTGGCGTTAGGATTACGTGGATCAAATAGAATACTTCGATTGCCCAGAGCCCTCGGGCCAGATTCAGCTAAGCCTTGATAGACTGCTACGCTTTTTTGATCGATGAGTAGATCCACCACAGCGTCCACTGAAGTTTCTTGGCCGTTGATAAAATCTAAAGGATATCTAACGCCATTAACGAATGTGTGTTCGATCGGCTTTATGGTCATGTCTTCTGTTCTAGATCGATACAGATACATGGCAGCTCCGATACTGTTTCCAGAGTCATCTGCCAGAGGTTCGAAATAAAATTCCACATCGGGCAAGCTCATGGCTAAGAATTCATTAGCAACTATGTTAAGAGCATATCCTCCAGTGAGGCAGACTTTCTTTATGCCAGTTTTTTCCACGTGTTCTTTAACTAGAGCAAGAACAGCCTTCTGTGTTTCTTGTTGTACTAGATAAGCATAGTCTGCATAGGCTTGATGATTTTCTTCAGTAACTTCGGTGACTGCGAACGGATCTAATTCCCTAGAGATAGCCATTGGCATCTTGCCTCCAAACTCCTTGAAGGCATGGCTAAAATGATAGTCAATGGGATGATATCCATCAATGAACAACGGGATATTGAACCTAGGTTTACCGTAACTGGCTAGACCCATCGTCTTACCGTTTTCTAAATGTCCTTGACCAATTAGGCTAGTAGCTGTCTCATACACCTTGACAATGCTAAAGGCACTACGAACATTTACTATACAGTCTTTATCTTTGGCTAGGGCTTCGGCGGCCGCGTCGATTGACGGGCTGGTATCTTCTCCCAGGTGCTTAACCCAATAATTCTTTAACAGTGGTTTAAAGTTACAAGGATATGACGCTTCGAATACGCTTTCAGATTCTCTTGCTAGACCGTTGGCTATATAAGATCCGTTTCGGTCAACGACCAGCACCAGAGCTCGATCAAATCCGCTGTTGTAAAATGCTAGACTGGCGTGTTGTAGATGATGGAACTCGCTGATATCATGTGTAGGACACGGCAGTTTTGCATCAAGTAATAATTTTATAAATTCGTTCTCGGGACCCGAGCTCCCAGGACTAGCGATAACAACTTCGTTGATATCAGGATGTTCGGCTATGGCTAGTTCAATAGATTTGATAGGATTCTTTTTTCTCTTAACACCGGTGATACGTTCTTCTTTGCAGTAAAACTCTAGACCTTTCTCAGAGTATACTGCAACAGAACTGTCATGCCAGGGGCTTATGCCTAGTACTTTCATAAAGGACCGAACTCCTGATCTAACCATAGTTTGCAGGCTTCCCAGGTACGATACTCGTGAGCTCTCCCGCCGGCGGCTCGCCACTCTGTGCAATTACTATGGCGGTCGTCGATTAAGATATCACCCTCTTGGCAGTGGCGCCATTTATCGTGACTATATGGTCCAAATCGAACAGGTATATTAGGAAATCGTTCAGTGGCCCACAAGACCTTGTCATAACTAGCTAATGGTACTGAATAGTCATGGGGTAACGCTGTAAGAAATTCTAAGTCATCAATCTTACCTTGAGCTAATAATGTCTGACAGTAAGCAACCAGTTCTTGAGCCCCCGGTTTCATAGGCAAGTCTCTGTAGAATCGTGATTTAGCTTTGACTTTGCTCCAGTCGCTTTCGGGTATGCGTTCACCGTAGTCCCAATTTCGATTAACAATGGCGCGGGCGGCTGGCATCCAATCGGCCACGACATCATCCATGTCTAGATATATTTTCATAAGTTAATTATAGCAGTATATTAAATTTATGTCAAATAAATATCTAATGAAAAATTTCTTACTCAAAAGTTTATTTAAATTTCAAGATAAACCGTTTTGGCATATAGACTATGACGTATACGATGTCTATTCTAAAATGCAAAATTTGAGTATCAAATCGTTTGAGAAAAATCTATCCGGTGATTGGGAACTGATTTATGTAACAGAAACAGTTCAATCAACCGGCGAAGGATTTTCTCGTCTTATGAAAAAGACACAAGAGATCTGGTATGACAATTATCCCTGTAACATCTTGTTTTCTGATCCTGACACTCTGTGCATTAAACCTTTAAACATTTTTGGAAGATTTTCAGAATTTAGAATGTTCTCGACGCTAAGTGAGCCCATAGAACCGCATTACTATTGGAACTGCGGTGTTAGATATTTCCCAACGAGTTTAACTAGTGTTTTTTGGAATAATATTGATAGGTACATTAGTAACTGGGATTATGATACCTACGACTACGAACAAACGTGTTACAAGGATCTAATGTGGTCCCAGGCAGGTCTGAGATTAAATCGTCCTCAACATAACATAGTTGAACAATACATTGATTCGTATCTAATCAAAGATCTTGATGATTTTTTTAATTCTGGTTGTTCTATAATCCATTGCCACGCTAGTAGAGAACCTAGAAAGACATTAGAAATATTAGATCTAATTTGGCGTGAAAGTCTAGTCAGAAGTTAACCAGCAAATACAGTTGGTGAGCCAGATGTAATCGATCCGCTATCTACTGGATCTCCAATCCTTGCGATTGGTTTATTGTTCACAAACACCGTTCCGGATCCAGCAACAATAGACACAGCATGTTGGGCTGAACAGCCACGGCCGCCATATCTATGAGTTACTGTTGGATCACCTTGACGTTCGATTCCAATGTTATTGGCAAAAACATCACCAGATGGGCTAGTTAAGGTTGTAGTTCCATCACATCCGTGTCCGGTAGCAATAGTATCTCCTAATCTAGCAACTGCTGGCATTTGTTATCCTGTTACGATACTACCAGCACTGACTGGCTGAATGCCTGTGGTCTGGTAAGTGTACTGATCTGCAATTTCCTTGACTGTAGGATTTTTGAACATGATCACATTCTTATTTATAGCGTAATCTTTATCCGGATCCACGGTCATCATTACCGGAGCCATAGCTGGTCCTTTTTGAGTCATGGCTAGCATAACTGGTTTTGAAACCACGATTTCTGACATGTCTTCACTGACAAATTTTCCAATGACTTCTTCGCCGTTAGACAGCTTCATGCTGATGATGTCGCCTTGATCAAATTTTGATTTTTGTAATAACATTATTATCCCTGTAAGTGTTGTTTTAATTCTGTAAATCCACCGATGAGTTCCCCATCTATGAAAATCTGCGGAACTGTCCTAGCATTTGGCACAGCTTCGAGCAGTTCTTCTCGAGTATACCCGTCACCAATTTTTCTTTCTTCAAATTCAATGCCTTTTTGCGTTAGCAAGGCCTTAGCCTGATCGCAATAGGGGCAGTGATACTTTGACCATACAATAGCTTTCATTTAAATCTCCAATATTAATTATAATGCAGGAAGTTCGTCGTAGTCAATCGCATCGGACATCACGCCAATTACGTAGTTAGTTGACTCGTTTTCCTGTAGAGCAGTTTGTTTCTTACTTGTATCGCTGTGCTTGTTGAACCAAGGGATTGGTGTTGACTTTGGAGCATGACCCCAATACTTAATTCCAATATCCTTCAAAGCACCGACTGCTGTGTAGTCAACAAATTCTTTTAGGATGTTTGCGTTAAGACCAATTACAGGACCTTTCTTAAACAAATAATCTGCCCATGCTTTTTCTTCTGCAATAACATCACGATAGATCTGTAATACTTCTTCTTGGCATTCTTGTGCCGCACGAGCGAAACGAGGATCTTCTTTGACTACTTGATTGATCAAGTAAGCAGTCCAACCTTTATGTAGCAATTCGTCTTGTAGGATAAGACTGATAATGTTGCCATTGCCGATAAAGATCTTGTTCTCTACCATTGCTAGACTTGTAGCAAAGCTAACCATAAATCGGAATGCTTCTAAGGCATAACTTGCGTGTAAGGCTAGATAGATTGCCTTGATATGCTTTTCTTCGTCAATTTTTTCACCAGATTCTATTAGACAATTAATCGTATGTAGCTTATCGTAATAAAGTCCAACACTTGATGCCATGTCTACGATCTCTTTAGTATCGTGGATAGTGTTAAACACATCCTTAGGTACGTTATAGATGTTACGAATGATGTGGCTGTAACTACGACTATGGATGTTAGTCTCAAAGAACGTCCAGTTGTAGACCAATGCTTCTAGTTCCGGTAGGCTTATGACCGGAGTAAAGATTTGACTTGGGCCGCGACCTTGCAGACTGTCAAGAGCAGTTTGCCTAAGCAGGTTGCTAGTGAAGATATGTTTAACTGCATCCGATGCATCCTTAAAGTCTTGTGCATCTTTTGTTAGACTAATCTCTTCTGGCACCCAAAAGAAACCACGTGCTGTTTTTTCAAAGTCTGCAATTTTATTATATTTGACTTCTTCAAATCGTTGTATAGTAACTGGACCTGCTGGGTCTAGGAACATCTTACGATTAAGGTAATCTGTTTTAGTTTTTAAGTTGTATTGTTGTCTACTCATTTGTAATTTCCTGATGCAAGTACAATCTTGCAAATATGTTCTAGTCGTTCGATGTGCTCGTATGCTCGCCACGGACTAGTGTCTATGGCAACAACTCCGTGGCCTTTGATACCTACTATATCGTGGGAAAGGTTTCCAGCATTATCTAATTGTAGCTTCTCAAAGCAACGATCTGCAAGTTCCTGACTAATAGGCGGAACATCTCCTACATTAGGGGCGACCTTAGTATAACGGCTTAGTTCTGGGAAACTATCTACTACCGTGCTCAAATCAATACCAGCATGCATGGCCGCAACACAATACGTAGGATGAACATGTACTACTACACGAACATCATCTTTGTGTTGTCCCATTTCTTTTTGCAATCCAAAATGTAAGGGAATCTCGCCGCTGGGTCTCAATGCACTGCTTATGTCGCTGTAGGGCATTTCCTCCCAAGAATACTTATAATCGGCCGTTCCATTACCACTAGGTATCCATCGATTAATTTTAATTTTTTTAAATTGATCTGGTTGTAGTGTTTGTTTACGTACACCACTTGGTGTAATATAAAAATGATCACGGTCGTGGTGACGAATGCTCACGTTACCGTCACGGCTTGTGATCCAGTTACGCTTATAAGCGTCAACCATTATGTCACATATTGTTTCTAACATTTCATTTCACCAATGTCTAATTGTGTTTGCAATAATAAAAAAACATGTTACCACATGTATAACGACCCAGAACGTTTTTAAAAATAATGCTATTCTTGCTTCTTTTAAAGTTAGGATAGGTACATCTGGGCGGTCATCATCGGTATTACCCATTAGATGACCTGTAGCTCTAGCCCATATTTTTTCAAACGAATTCATTTACAACTTACATGCCTCACAATCGTCATCAATTAGTTCTTCAATTAGTTCTCGTTCGTTGTGGAATCCATTGTAGTGGACTTCAGGTGTTCTGTCTTCGTGCTTGGCGCCAGCTTTATTAATTAAGCTATAGTAGAAAGTTTTGATACCCCAAAGTTGAGCCTGCATTAAGTTTTTAGCAATTAATGTAGTTGGCACTTTACGATCCGGGAAGTGTGCAGGATTGTAGAATGTATTAGTTGAAATGCTCTGATCCACATAGGCCGCTAGTACTGCCGCAGTCTTCAGATAGCCCTGACAGTCACGCTGTTCCCACATTAATTGATACTTGTTCTTTAATCTATGATAATCAGGAACTACTTGTGTAAAGGAGCCTGCCTTCGACTCTTTAGTAGAAATAAGGCTCATAGGCATTTCGATGCCATTAGTAGAGTTGATTACTACAGAACTAGATTCGACAGGAGCAATGGCCATAAGTGTAGCATTTCGTACACCATATTGTTTCATATTGGTGCGTAATGTTTCCCAATCAAGTTCGGGTGTAAAGTCTGCTAATTCGTTAACACCCCTGGCACGTAATTCCCAAGGAAACACTCCCTGACCGTAACGAGTCTTGTCACTGTGCAGACACGCACCACGCTCTTTGGCTAGTTCAACTGTAGCTTCAGTCAAATAGTAAGCCTGATGTTCCATCCATGATTTAACTTCTTGTAGGGCATCCTTTTCTCCGTATTTGTGGCCGCGCTTGGCGTGCCAGTAGGCTAGGTTAGTAACTCCAATACCTAACGGTTGGATCTCATCGTTACTTAACTTAGACTGTATTGAGAGAAAGTCTTGGTAGTCCAATATATTGCAAAGGCTACGCTGAAGTATACGGCAAGCGCGACGCATATCTTCGGGATTACGGAACGCTCCCCAGTTGATGCTGCCAAGAGTACATAAAGCGATGCGGCCAGCATCGTCATCGAGGCGCTTAAAAGGCCTAGTAGGTAAAAGAATTTCACAGCATAAGTTTGACTGATAAATTGTGTGGTACTCTGGATCAAATGGTCCTTGGTTCATTACATTGTCAATGAACACTAGGTAGATGCGTCCTGTATCAGTCCTCTCCTTTAGTATACCACCTTTGAACACATCTTCTGCGTTCATTGTTTTCTTGCGTAGATCTTTACGTTTTTCATATTTTACATATAGTTCTTCGAATAAGGCAGTGTCCTTATAGAAGGCTTCATAAAGGTCAGGTACTTCATTAGGGTCAAAGAACGTAATGTCTTCCTTGTTCTTAAAGCGGCGCCAGAAGAATGCAGATAGAACGACACCATAATCCATGTGTCGTACCCTGGTCTCTTCTGTACCTTGGTTGTTCTTAAGAACGATAAGGTCATCAAACTGATGATGCCAGATGGGATAAAAAACCGTAGCCGAAGCATTACGAATACCTCCTTGTGAACAACTACGTAGGTCGCCAAACCACTTCTTAAGGAAAGGAATCATACCAGTGTGCATGATTTCGCCGCCACGGATCGGGGAGCCCAATGGGCGAAGTCGACCGATTTCCAATCCAATCCCCGCTCTCTTACTGGCATACTTGGCCATCATTTCGCCACTAGCAAATATACTATCCAAATCATCATCGCTACGAATGAGTACACAACTACTAAACTGCTTAGTAGGAGTACCGAGTCCTGCAAGGACAGGTGTCGCAAGTGTGAATAAACCATCTGAGGCAGCATTGTAGTATTCCTTGATATAACGCATACGAGCCGTGTTAGGCTCTTCTTTATGGAACACAGTTGCCGCGGCAACCATGTAGCGAATCTGCGGTGTTTCATAAATCTCTTTAGTAGCACGATTGCGTACTAGATACTTTTCAATCAACTGCTCAATGGCCGCATAACTGTATTGCTCGTCTTTGTCGTGCTCAAGCATTTCATTCATGCGATTCCAATCTTCTTCAGTATACCACTCAAGAAGCTCTGGTGTATAAAGACCTACTGCTACATTCTTTTTAACGATTTCGTAGATGTTGGGGACTTCGTAGCTACCATATACATCTTTACGTAACATGCTCAAACGCTGTTTGCCTGCTACATATTGATAATTGGTGTGGCCAACATCTGGGTTGTTTTCAACATCGATGAGATCAACGATAGCTCTTAGGGTAATCTCATCAATTTCTTTTGTAGTGATACCGTCATAAAAGTGTGGCTGGCTCTTAATCTCGATCATTGATTGACTAACATCTGCTACTCCTTGACAGACCTTGGTGATCTGAGCTTGCCACTTTTCAATATGGAGCGGTTCTTTTTCTCCGCTTCTTTTAATTACGGTAATATTTGACATCTGATTTTCTCTTTCTTCTGGAACAATATTTAGTGAAGAGGTTTCATAGCATAGATCTTTTGCATCTTCAGCGTAGTTGGAAGTTGATCTATGGTAGTCCATTCTTCATTGGCGTAACCATATACTTTATCATCAATAATCAACAAATAATAAACAGTTTTATTGATATTGTCAATGGCCACATTTATCTTTGGCTGAACATGTTTAAAACGCTCAGTTAATTGAATAGTATAACAAATACCCAATATGATGTTGAATTCACAATATTCATTTTCATCTATGAGTTCCCATGGTGACGGCCATGTTGAGCTGTCGTATGGATCGGTGTAGATTTTGACTCTAGGCAGTCGTGAGAAATATTTACTGACCTCTTCAAACGGATTCGAGGATAACTCTATCCGTTGCCTGAGGTCATACCACGATGTTAGTCTTTTTTGAGAAGCTTTCTCGGCTGTCAGCATTAACTGAGTGTGCTATGTGTATAGGTTAATGTTGCAGAGTCGCCAACGTTGTCGTTTGCATAGTAAATGATGATGTTATCATCAACGAGACTAGATGAAAACATTAGGTTTTCTTCTTCACCGATGGTTCCTGTGTACTCAAAGTCGTCAACTAATTGAATAGTGCTGTTTGCATAGTCAACTGCTACAGTTAACTTTCCTGAACGCATTTGATCATAAGCTGTGCTTTTGAATACATAGTTGATAATGATTCCAGTATTTTTGTTTACTGGTATTCTAAACGCTTCAACTGGAGTTGGACTCTGTGTGATGTTTATTTGTTTAGTTTCAAAGTCTGATCTGAAAACAGATCCTTCAACTTCTGCAAGATACGGATCAGTCCAATTATCTGAAGCTAGGTCGATGGCTCGATCGAAGTTGTCTTGATTACTAGTATTACCAGGTTGGGTAAAAGTAATCTGACTGTAGGTATTGTTAGAATTTCCACCACCGTCATTGCCTACGTCAATAAATGTATTTCCTCTAGATCTATTTCCGTAGCCAGTATCGACTATGATACCCTGTCTATCGATCGTTTCAAATAAACAATTCTTGATTATATTCTTTCTTGGACCATACACCTCACCGGTCGAGCTTCCGTTAGTTCCGATACCAAATGCTATGCCATACTGCGCATTTTGAAACTTGCAGTCATCGAACGTGTTATTAAAAATATCTGTCTTAGAATAAACGCCGTAGCAGAAACCATCCGCAGTGACATTTACAAATTTATTTCTTTGGCAGGTGACTGAGTTGCTGAACGCATATAAACCCAATCCGATGCTTCCGCTTTCATTTCCGTCGGCGGATTCCCAAGTACCAGTAGCTCTAATGTTTTCAAATTGTGAATCTCTAACTGAGTACAATCTTAAAATTTCTGCAACGTCGATTGTGGTCACAGAAAAGTTCTTCATTGAAATAAATTTAGGTTGGTAGTTGTATTCGATGCCGTCAACTGTATTTCTATCCAATGGTGAGGATGTATCATTGATAAATTCAAATACTGGGCCAGTTCCTGTAAATGCAAACACAGTCTTTTCAATACCACTGCCTAGGATAGTAGTATTACTTGGAATGTAGATTGTTTGATTTATTACATAGGTCCCTGGAGCAAATTCTAAAATAACTCTGCTGGATGTTTCAGAAACGTTTGCAGGGTTTAAAAATAAGTTATCAATCGCATTTTGTATCTTTTCAGCTTGATCGGTTTCGTCTGCTACAATGCCGTAGGCCGCCGCAGAAACTCGATCATCTAGTCTATCTTGCAGAGTTCGTCTAACTGGGTAATTAGCATCTGTTCCGGTCTGTATGTCAGCGTTGTTGGACTTATACTGATACTGTTCTGCTAGATCTAAAATATTATCATATTCTGTTAAGATCTTTGTGTTTCCAACCGCCGGAGCACCATCGCTCACAGAGCCGCTACCAATGTATAGCTCTTGTGTATCAATAGCCCAAGCTAGTTCTCCACCAGCAAGCTGAGGCATGCCAGTGCCCTCGTTTTTCTTACCTCTACGGATTTGTATGCGTGAAATCTGATAAACAGCCATTGAAATATCCCTCTATATAGGATATTTAGCTGTTTAGCTTGTAGTATTCTGATACCCTAGCACACCAACGTTCTGTCCAGTAGTCAAAATCCTTGGGTTCTAAGATAAACTCCTGATACTCGTAGTCTTTTGAACACATTAGGATAACACCCTTGCGGATGTTAGTTCCGTGGATTTCGTTGTGTGCAAGAGCGTAGGCTGTTAACTGTAAAAAGTAATCGTCAATATATTCACGCTTTTTAGGCTTGTTAGTCTGCTTAAAATCTAGGATAGCTTCATCGCCTTGATGTACGCCTACACAGTCAGTAGTTCCCGCATATAGTTCGGGGAAGTATAAAGGAACTTCTGAACCCCAAACTTCATCAACAAAATTCATGCCATGGGTGATTACTTTCTTGGCCATCACAAGGCTTTGTTGAGCATAGGGATTGGTTACGGATTCCGGAAGTTCTTCGCCTTTGATGTAACGCTCTAAGAACGTGTGCATCCTAGTTCCGCGACTAGCGGCTTCTGTGGTAATCTGTTGTGCCTTTTCTGCTCCAACTGCGGCCCGCCATCTAGCTAGGGCTTCTCTAGATTCTGCCGGTTTGGTTTTATCAAGGATAGTAGTAACAGATGGAACTTTGTGTCCATCTGGTGTTGCATAAAGTCTTTTGCCAGTTGATTCGTCTCTAGTTAAAGATTTATATTCAAATTTAGGTTTTAATAAGGTCATAGTAACATTATATATTACTTGACACTACCTGTCAACCTGGTCTCTTGAGCACAGCATTAGCCGCGGCTAATGCACCTGAATTACCGGATGGTTTCTTATTTCGAATTTCTTCTTTGTCTTTAGCTTTGGTTTTGATCACTAGCCCGCGACCGTTGAAAC